GTTACGTCATCCTGCGCGGCTTTCCATTCGGCCAGGTTGCCGCCGGTGTAGCTGATGTGCTGCCCGTACTCCTGGACCGCCATGGCGGTGTAACGGGATGACTCCGCGCTGCGCGCGACAGCTGCCTGGGCAGCTAGCGCCGCGTTGCCCATGGCGACATAGCGCCGCGTTGTCGCGGCGAGTGCCGCCTGGTGGTCGGCCAGCTTTTCGTCGGTATCCCTGGCGGCGTCGCCCATCCCGGCGATCGCCTTGGTCAGCTCCCAGGCGGGTCGGGTCGGCGGGAATGACTCCGCGACGAACAGCAGCGTTTCGCCCAGGTCGAAGAACCCGATGCCGAGCCCGCGCACGAAGTCGGCCACGGCGTCGGTCGTGTCATCGATGACGTTCGCCATGCCGTGCGCGCCGCCCAGCGCCGCGTTCACGTCCATCACTGATCGCAGCAGCTCCTGGCCGATGACGATGCTCGCGTTTTCGACAGCTGCCGCCAGGATGCGCTGCTGGTTGGCCAGCCCGTCGGACGTGCGCGCGAAGTCGCCCTGCTGATCGGAAGTCTGCTTGAGGATCGCGGACTGCGCCGCCAGCACCTTCTGCTGCTGATTCAGCGCGCCGGTGCCGTTGTAAATCCCCATCGCCATGGCTTCGGCTTTCAGGGTGGCATCGTCCAGCAGCACGCCGTACTTGCGCAGCGGCTCGGCTTCGCCGCGCAGACCCGAGCCGATCGCCGCGATCGTGTCGTCAATGCTCGCGTTGTTGAAACTCGCCATATCCGCCGCGAGGGTCGCCAGCTCGGTAGAGAATCCGGTCAGCTCACCGCCGGCCAAACCCGCCGATTTGCCGAGCACACCGAACGTCGACGCCGCATCCAACGCCGCCTGCTTCGACATTCCCAGCTGGTCGGCGGCGCGTTCGGCGAACACTTGCACGTCCCGCGCGGCGGTCCCGAAAATGACACCGGATTTGCTCAGCGTTTCGTTAAAGTCCGACGCCGCGCCCACAGCGTCGACGCCGAGTTTGACGGCGAACGCGCCGGCAGCTGCTGCCCCGGCGATCAGCGCCGGACCCAGCGCCGAGCTGATGCTGCCGGCAAAGCCCTTCATCTCGGCGTCGGCTTGCTTGGTGTCCGCCGCCAGGTACACCGTCAGGGTCCGCGCCTTCGGTGCCATAGCTCACCAGCCCCGGTTCCACTGGCGCACCAGCTTGATCAGCGCGTCGCCCCATTCGTTCATCGCGTCGTCTTTGTATTCGCGGGCAGCTGCCGTCATCCAGCTGGTCGCGGTGAACGGCGCCGGTGATGGTCCGCGCCTGGTGCCGGTGTCGGTCGCGTAGCGCAGCATCGCGGTCGATGCGCCATGGGCGAACGCCTTGCGCGCGTACCCGATGTTGACCGCCGGGATCCGATCGCGGCGCACTTTGATGCCGTCGGACAGCACGTGCCCCCAGCTCGGCACGGCGGCGGCACGCCGGCGAAACGCCGGCGCCATGACCTGATCCGCGATCCGTTGCGACGCCTCGCGCAGCTCGGCATTGGCCTCGGGTCCAAAACCGCGAATGGCGCGCAGCACGGTGTTCAGCCCGTCGACGCGGACGTTAGCCGGCATCGTTTAGCACCTCCATCACCGTGGCCAGCTCGGTATCCGACCAGGACCGCACGACCGCTAGCGGCTGCCGTGTCGCTAGCGCCAGCTGCACAGCTACCCGGCCACGGCTACCGGGCGCGTAGGGTCCACCGACACCACACCGGTCAGCGCGACCATTTCCGCCGCGTCGGTCCACGCGCGAAACGGCGTGGCTTCGTTGGTTTCGCCCAGCCACGCGAGCAGCGCCCAGTCGCGGATCCCTGGCGGCGACTCTTTCCAGGACGTGACCGTGCGACCAGCCAGCTCCTCGTATCGGACCTGGGCAGAAAACCCCGCTTCGACCGTCCGCGTCGACCCGTCCAACGCGGTGACGGTGAAACCGAGTTTCACTTGCCCGAGCTGGCGGCGAGTGCGACAGCGACAGCGGTTTTCACCGGGATGCCGTCGAGCGCCATTTCGACCGAGCACTCCGACACGCCTTCGGCGTCGGCGGGCACGTTCGGACGCGCCGCCACACAGTCGCCGGTGAATATCGACTTGCCGACCGTGGCGACGTACGCGATCGGTGTGCCGGCGTCGGCGGCGGTCCATAGCGCATCGAACAGCGAATCGGTTTCGCCGCTGTCATACGCCCACACGACCGTCAGCGTGCCCGTTTCCGACCCTGGCCCGGCCAGCGGCCCGGCCAGCGTTTGGTACTCGGTGGCCGTGGTGTCGAAGGCCAGCTCGTAATTGTTGGTAACGCCTTCGTACGGCTTCGCCCCGATGGTGATGAGGCAGTTTTTGCCGGTGACAAGTGACATAGCTCAGTCCTTCCTGACTTGGGCGGTGACGGTGATTTGGGCGACGTAGCCGGCGCCCTGGGCGCCGAACACGTCGAGCATCGGACGGGACACCAGCTCCCAGGTGAACCCGTCGGGCAGCGCCTCGAGCACGGCGTCGACCAGCTGCTCGACACCGCCGAGCCCGGCGGCATTGTCGGCAGCCTGGGCGATGCACGTCAGCTCCCAGCTGGCCTTGTAGCTCAGCACGTTGCCGATGCGCGACGGGCGCACGTACGGTTCGGCGGGCACCAGGACAACGCTGGGCAGCGTGAGGGTTTCCGGCGCCGACGGGAAGCAGGCGACGCCGGCGGCGCGCAGCGCGTCGGCCAGCTCGAGCCGGGCGTCGGTGGTCAGCGCCATCAGCCCACCAGCCCGGCGGTCGCCCGACGCGGCGCGACCATGCCAGCGATCCGGCGCATCAGCGCCGAGCCCATCAGGTACGGCGACGGCGCCAGCTCAGCGTCGACCGACTGACCGCCGGCAGCTTTCGGCGCGGCGTACATATCGACGCCGACCATCAGCGCGGCACGTTTCAGGTAGTCGTATTGCAAGTGCGAATCGGCAGGATCCTCGACCGTCAGGTAGCCGGTCAGCCACTGGTTCGCGGCAGCTGCCGAGCTGGTCACGTCGGTCGTCGGCGCCGTCATCCCCAGCGCGCGGGCCAGGTCGTCGGCGGTGATGAATGCCAGCACGTTCACAGCTCAGCCCTTCGGTCGGGGTGGGGCCCATCCCGGTGGCGGTCACGGGACAGGCGCCAGCCAGCTCGCATTACTTCTTGGCGACGCGGGTGCCGGCGGCGGCGACGGAAGGCGTGACGATCACGCTCACGATGCCTTCGGCGTTCAGCACCTTGTGCGCCAGGAAGCCATACGCGGCGTAGTCGACGCCGAGTTTGCTGGGCACGTTCGCGGTCAGGTCGAACGGTGCACCGGGCGACTCTTTGATGCCGACCGATGCGGTGTCCAGGACATAGCCGGACGCGACCAGGGTGGGGTCGCAGACGAAGGGCAGCCCGAACGCTCGGAAGCTCAGCCCGGCCAGGTTCGCATTACCGACGACGCCGCCGGCGACCGGGAAGCCGGCGCCGACGATCGTGGCGACCCTGAAAAAGCCCTCAGGGTCGAGCACTACGGCGTCCGGTGCGCGCCCGGTGCCGGCGGCGATCTGCGCCGCCGCCCAGCCGAGCTTGTCGCCCAGGATCGCGTCGGTCAGGTCCGTCGGAATGGTGATGGTGTTGGCGGCGGCGGCGGTGACGGTGGTGCACACCGCGACGTTGGTATTGCGCGCGTACTGCTCGGCGACCAGGCGCAGATAGTGCGGGTAATCCCACACCGATGCGCGCTGGATCCACTGAATCGACAGGTCGTTGCCGCCGGCGAATGTCTCGACGGGCGCGGACAAGACCTGGCCCGACGCCGGCCCTGACGGGATCAGCGTCTTTTCGGCGGTCTGCTTGCCGACGGTCGGCAGCACGTTGTCGAGCATCCAATGCGCGTCCATGCCTTCGGCGGTCAGCGGCTGCACACCGATCGTCGCCACGGTCGGGCGACCCAGGAATACCGACGCGGACACGTCCGCCGGCATCGGCGCCTTGTCCGATGCGGTGCCGTCGAGCGTTATGTCGGTCCACGCGCGGGTGAGCAGCTTGCGCGCGTACTCGCGCAGGAAGTCATCGCCGGACTTCGGTGTGCGTTCGGTGGTGTGCACCGACACCGACGCGAAGCGTTCGCGCAGCGCGGCTACTTCGTCTTTCGTTGCGTAGGCCAGCTCAGCAGCTGGCGCGACCGCCGGATCCGGCGCGGTCATGGTGTCCGTATCGGACATAGCGGTGTCCTCCCTTATCGATGTCACGCCTGCGGCGGCGTACATGGGCATATGCGTTAACGACAGCTCGAAAAGTGCCGCCCTGATGCGGGTGACGACGGTGCGCGCGGCGTTCCACGAATCCTCGATGGGCTCGACACCGACCGACAGCCCGCGCACGGCGCCCGAGCGCAGCAGCGCGACGGCATCCCTGCCCAGGGTCGTGTCGGCTACGTCGGCGCGGTCGATGACCAGACCGTGCGGCGCGTTGTGCGCTTCCCTGATGACGCCGATCGGGTCACCGTGCCGCCAGCACAGCGGCATACCGACGACGGCGGCGGCGTCGATGCTGTTCGGCGCGAACGATTCCCTGATGCCGCCGATGTTCACCGCGTCGCCGTAGGGCACCGCGACACCGGACAGCACACCGGCCAGCCCGTCGCCGGGCTCGGCTTCGCGGCACTCGAGCGTCATCGCGTATTCGAGGGTCGTTTTCACGATGGATACACCGTCCCTAATGGCGCGTCGGTCAGGAAGGCGCGCGCTTCATCGGTGGCCAGGAT